CATATTCAAACAATTCACAACACAACAAAAAAAATAAAATCAAAATTATGGCAAAGCGTAGAAAAAAAATCGAAGAAACTTTAGAAACATTCGAAGTAAAACAACCAATTGAAAAAAAATCAATTGAAGGACTTGGCGACGTAATAGAAAAAGTTACAAAAGCAACTGGCATCAAAGCAATCGTTGGTGAATGCGAAGGTTGCGACGAACGTAAATTCTTATTGAATAGAATATTTCCATTCAAACGAGTTTCAAAACAAATGACTTCAGAACACAAAGAACAATTTGAAGTGTTTTTATCTGAATGCGGAAATCGTGTTCTTGAAAATAGAATCACCGACATTACAAATTGGGTTCCGTTTTTGAATGGTCTTTATTCTGAATACTTCGGAATCACAATCGAAGTGTGCGAATCGTGTTCGAATATACACAAAGCAATCATTCGTGATTTGAATAAACTATTTCAAAATTCATAATATAAATATATTTATTTTATGCAAAACGAAGAAGAAGAAGTTCAAACTGGAAAAGGCATAAAAGGATTTCAAAAAGGTCACAAAGGATTCAAGCCAAAAGGTGTCACACACGCAATGACAATTGAAGCCCGTGAATTGTTTATTATGACGCTTGAAGCACAAGTTCCAAATGTGCATCAAGCGTTCGCTGACGTGCTTGAAAAAGATCCAGCAAAGTATTTGGATTTGTTTGCGAAGTACGCACAATATTTTATTCCGAAAAAAGTTGAATCTGAAGTAAATTTCAATATTGAAAAACCAATCTTTAAACAATTAGAACTGGATGTCATTTCAAACGACGACGGCACAATCTAAAATTGCCAGATTAAGAAAACGGATTCGAATCGTTCAAGGCGGAACATCGTCTTCGAAAACTTTTTCGATTATACCTTTGTTGATTTCGTATGCGATTGAAAATCCAATGTCAGAAATTTCAATCGTGTCTGAATCAATTCCACATTCAAAACGTGGTGCAATAAAAGACTTTCAAAAAATTATGATTCTTTGCGATTTATACAAAGATTCGCAATTCAATAAATCAGATTTAAAGTATCGTTTTAAGAATGGATCATACATTGAATTTTTTAGTGTGGACCAGCCCGACAAATTACGAGGTGCAAGACGTGATATTCTATTCGTGAACGAATGCAACAACATCGATTTTGAATCATACCAACAATTGTCAGTTCGTACAAAGAAATTTATTTATTTAGATTACAATCCAACAAATGAATTTTGGGTGCATACTGAATTAATGAATGACAAAGACACTGACTTCGTTGTGTTGACTTACAAGGACAATGAAGCACTTGACAAAGCAATTGTCAAAGAAATTGAAAAGGCAAAGGAAAAAGCAAAGACATCGTCGTATTGGGACAACTGGTGGAAAGTTTACGGACTTGGACAACTTGGTTCGCTTGAAGGTGTGATATTTAATAATTGGCAAATCATTGATAACATTCCAACTGAAGCAACTTTACTTGGGTTCGGTCTTGACTTTGGTTTCTCAAACGATCCATCGTCTTTGATTGCCGTGTTTCAATACAATGATAAAATAATTTGTGATGAAAGAATTTATGCAACTGGTTTACTCAATAGCGACATCATTCGTTTAATGAATCACGACAAGCGTCTTCCGATTTGGGCGGATTCAGCGGAACCAAAATCGATTGAAGAAATTCGACGTGCTGGATTCAATATCAAGTCAGTTGAAAAAGGAAAAGATTCAATCGTTTACGGAATATCAGTTCTTCAAGACAAAGACATTCTTGTTACAAAACCAAGTATCAATCTTATAAAAGAACTTCGGTCATATTCTTGGGACACCGACAAAGCGGGGAAAAAGTTAAACAAACCGATTGACGATTTCAACCACGCAATTGATGCACTTCGATATTTCGCAATGATGCACTTCAAAAATAGCAATCGACGATTTAAAATAACGTAACAAAGTAATGCTTTGTAAAGCCTCTTATTTTAAAACACCTATATTATTGTAGGTGTTTTTTTTTGTTCGTGACGCAAAGACGATGACGCAATACGGAAATCCCTTATTAACGATTTACTATGAGAAGTTTTTTGATGCCCTCTCTCAAAAGTTGAAATTTTGCGTCTTTGCGTCTAATTGAATTTAACTTATTTTGAAGAAGTCAATAAAACCAACACTTGACAATGTAAATTAATATAAAACTAATTAGACGATGACGTTTTGTTTGCGTCTGTTATCAACAATTTGCGTCTTTTATAAACACATTTGCGTCTTTTTATTAGTGATTCTGTGAAAAAATCAAATCAATAATAAGTAATAATATAGAAATAGAATGCTTATTTAGAATGATTCTAAATAAGGAATTAAAAATTCATATAGTATTGGTATCGATATTGTAACAAAATATATTTAGTACTGGTTTTAAATCAGTACCGATTCAGTACCGATTTATTTAATTCCCTTTTTGGGAACTTAATTCCCTTTTTGGGAACTTAATTCCCTTTTTGGGAAATCAAAAAAAAACAATATTGGTTTTATTTGTTATATTAATATGAGAATCACTATACCAACACAATTATCAGAAATCACCTTAAGTCAGTACTTAAGGTTTTCGAAAACGTTGCAAGACAATCCAGACGATGAAACATTTGTTGCAATTCAGATGGTGTCTATATTTTGCAATTTAAGAATTGAAGAAGTTATGCAAATACCAGCCTATGACTTCGAAGAAATTATTGAACAATTGTCAAAAGTGTTGCAAGACAAACCAGCACTTGTTCGACAATTCAAATTGAATGGTGTGAAATATGGATTCGTTCCAAACTTTGACGAAGAATCAATCGGAACGTTTTCATATATTGACACACTAATTGGAAACGAGGACAACTGGACAAAGTTGATGTCGGCAATGTATCGACCAATAACAAAGTCGTTCGGTAATATGTACGAAATTGAAAAGTTTCAAGGCGACAAGTTCGCTGAAGAATTTGCCAATATAAAAATGGATTGCGTCATCGGTTCGCTGGTTTTTTTTTTGGAATTTAAGAATAGAATTATTGAACAATATTCTCGACTTTTCAACAAAGATTCTAACGACGACGGACAATTCGGAAGTGGCGGATCTTTTTCAGAGGTCTGGGGTTGGTACCACTCAATTGTTAAACTTGCAAACCGAAATATCTTTGACATTGAACGAGCAGAAAACACAAACATTCACGAGGCGCTTACCTTCTTATTGTATCTAAAAGAATCGGACATTGAAGAGGCCAAAAGGGTAAAAACAAATTTTGAAAAATGAAAGAATTTTACGACGTAGTCGCATACTTAAAAGAATTGCTTGAATCGAATCCATTGGTTCACACAATCACACACGGAACACCAGACTTGATTGATATTGATAAAAAAAATATCTATCCTTTGGCACACCTAAACGTGATTTCATCAAACGTTCAACCTGGAATCGTTGTCTTCAGTTTTGAAGTTACAATATTAGATATTAGAAACGTTTCAAAAGTACAAGTGCAAGACAAGTTTCTTGGCAATGACAACGAACTTGACAATCTTAATACGTGCCACGCAATTTTGAATTATGTAATTACAAAAATGAAATTGCAAAACAATGATTATGACATTGAATTGTTAAACGAACCGAATTTCGAACCTATGCTTTTAAAGTTTTCAAATCAACTTGACGGGTGGCGAACAACTATTGATTTGGGAATTGCGAATGGTGTTATAGTTTGCTAAAAAGATGGAACAAAAAGAAGTCAAAAAAACGTTTGAGGAATTTGGAAACTATGTAATTGAAAAGGCAAAGTCTAATTTAAAAAAAGACGGCAAAAATGCGTCTGGTAAATTATATGATTCGTTAGACTTTGAGTTCAAACAAAACGCAAATTCAATTGAATTTGATTTCTATGCTGAAGACTATTGGAAATTTGTTGACAAAGGTGTCAAAGGTAAAACAAGTTCGTCAAAGGCGCCAAATTCACCATATCAGTTTGGAACTGGAACTGGAAAAAAAGGCGGTCTTCGAAGTGCAATTGACAAGTGGGTAATTCGAAAAGGATTGACAAATACAAGAAATGAAAAAGGACAATTCATAAATCGTAAACAAATGGTGTCAATGATTTCGTCAGCGATTTACAATCGAGGTTTGGAAACAACTGAATTTTTCAGCAAACCATTTGATGAAGCATTCAAAAAATTACCAGATGAAATCCTTGAAGCATACGGACAAGATTTAGATAAATTTTTAATAAAAGAAATACAATAATGAAAAAAATATTTGTACGTTCACCTTATTCAATTGTAATTGACGAAGTTGGGCAAATTGGATCAAAAGTTGAATTGTTCATTTGGAATGCAAATATTTCTGAACCAACTGAACCGACATACACAATGTCGAAAAGAATCGTTTCAGAAACACAAACAGAAAACGTTTACAATATTTCAAACAAATGCGTTGAATTTATAAACGAAAAGAATCCGATTTATACTTCAATTCCAGCAACTGAATCTTTTAAAAACTGGTGCTTTACAAAAGTAAAAAGATACAAAGAAACTTCAGCAAATGTTTATGTATTGATTGACGAAGAAACATTCGTTTGTTTTGATGGTTACACTTCATTTTTGGCTGGCGCAAATCAATTTGACGATTTAGACAATGTTCCGTTATTCAATCCAGAAATAAAGA